GTACGCAGGGCCGATCAATTGGGGCTGGCCTGGGCGTCCGAACGCCTCGCGCGGGTGGCGCGGCGGGCCGATCGCGGCGAACAACTTCCTCAAGCGCGGCGCCGAGCAGGCCATGCCAGTGGTGCTCCACGGCTGGGAGTCGCACCTGCAGAACGAGCTCAACAAGGTGAAGGGAATCTGACCGGTGTCCGCAGTCATTCGCATCGACATTCTGGGGGACTCTAAGTCCGCCCAGCGGTCGACGTTGGCTGCGGAGCGCGGATACGACCGGCTCGGGCGGGGTGCTGACCGGTCGTCGGGGAAGGTCAGCAAGTTCGGTGGGGCGCTCGCCGGCGCGGCTCGCCGGTTCGGACCGCTCGCGGCGGCAGCTGCAACCGCTGGGGTCGTGAAGTTCGGATTCTCTGCGATCTCGGCCGCGTCCCGTCTGCAGCAGGCGTTCGGTGCGATCGACGCCGTGTTCGGCAAGAACTCGGCGGTCGTCAAGCAGTGGGCGAGAAGGGCCGCGACCGACGTCGGCCTGGCGAAGTCTGAGTACGCCGAGCTCGCCACGGTGCTCGGGTCGATGCTGAAGAACACCGGGATCAAGGACTTCACCGGCGAGACGCAGGACCTGATTTTCAAGGGTGCTGATCTCGCGGCCCAGTTCGGCGGGACGACGAAGGACGCGATTGAGGCGATCTCGTCACTGCTCCGTGGCGAGCTCGACCCCATCGAGCGGTACGGCGTTTCGATCAAGCAGTCGGCGATCAACGCCGAGCTGGCGGCTAAGGGGCTGGGCAAGCTCACCGGACGGGCGAAGACTCAGGCTGAGCAGCAGGCCCGTCTCAAGCTGCTGAATGATCAAACGGCGTCGTCGTACAAGGCGTTCAGTCGGGAGTCTGACACTCTCGCGCAGAAGCAGCAGGTGCTCGGCGCTCGGTGGGAGAACCTCAAGGCGACGATCGGGCAGAAGCTGCTCCCGGTCGCGACGAAGCTCGTGAGTTGGCTCGCGGACACTGTCGAGGGGTCGAACAACACCGGTAAGGCGATCAAGAGGCTTGCCCAGATCTACGCGTCGGTCGTGCAGCCCACGGTCGAGGGCGCGGTTCGTGGGTGGAAGAAGTTCACTGCCGGCCTCGACGATGCGACCGGGGAGAGCAATTCGCTCGGGAAGGCCGTCAACAAGGTCGGTGATTTCCTCGAGAAAGCTGCCCCGATCCTGGGCAAGTTCTACGGCACCTATCTCGAGGCCCTCGGCACTGCGGCAGGGGAAGCGGCCCGCATGGTTGGCCGGATCTCTAAGGCGATCCAGACGATGATCGGCTGGGTTGACACGGCCCTGGACAAACTCGGTCAGCTCGCGAAGGCAGCGAAGAGCGGCGGCAGTCTCGGTCTCGGCTCTCTGGGTGGCCCGTTCGCTGGTCTGGGTGGCCTGTTCAGCTCCGGTGCGTCGCTTCCGGGCGGTCTGGGTCGTGCCGCAGGGATTGGCGCGCTCGGGTTCGGTGGCGGCGGTTCGATCCGCGTGTCGGCTCCCACGGTCAACCTCGTGGTGCTGCTTGACGGGCGCGAGCTCAAGCACGTGGCCCGGCGTGAGGCGCGCGACGAGATCAGCACGCAGGTGCTGGCGACGAAGAGGACACGCTGATGACCGTCACCGCAGTGCTCAATCAGGACCAGTGGCAGGTCGCGGTCACGATCACCGACCTCCCTGTGCTTCCCGCGCCTGGCGATCCGTGGCCGGCGACACCGTGGACTCTGTCGCGTTCCGACGGCCTCACCGAGCAGCCCGTACGTGCGGCGTTCGAGCGGCCTCTGGTGGCCGCGTCGTCGGCTGTCGTCCGTGACCGTGAGTACCCGATCTCCCGGCCGTTCCTGTACGTCCTGCGGTACGTCGACGCGGTCGACGGGCAGGTGACGCTCTACTCGAACTGGATCGAGCCGGCCGAGCGTGAGCTGCCGCGGATCTCGAACCCGATCACCGGTGAGGGCGTCGACGCCACGATCGTGCAGTGGCCTGACCTGACGTCGGACTCCCGCGCGTCGGTGTTCGACGTCGACGGCCGACCCGAGCCGTACGTCATCACGGCGCCGATGAGCTCGCCCACCTCGCAGATGGTCCTCCGCACCCTCGACGCGACGTCGTGGCGCACCCTGTACGCGCTGCTGCGGCGGGGGCAGGTCATCCAGGTCCGGGCCAGTGTGCCGTTCGTCGACGACGCCTACGTGCTCCCGTCGCGGTACGTGATGTCCCGGATGACCAACAGGGCCGCTGACACGCGCCGGATCCACACGCTCGACGTGACGCAGACCGGACAGCCGTCGCCGAACATCGTCGCGTCTGGCACGACGCTGCAGGATCTCGCCGACGCCTACCCGGGCGGCACGCTCGCGGACATCGCGGCGGACTTTGACTTCCTCTACGAGATCGCGGCGGCACCGCTATGAGGCCGGCAAGCGACCGGTTCGCGGCGCTGCTCGAGGGCCCGCAGGTCACGTACTCCTGCCGGGCGGAGTCGTGGTATTCCGGTGAGCTGCTCGCCGAGGCGCTCCCGGTCGAGTCGGGCACCCTGACGTCCACTGCGGACGTCATCGACACGCACGAGGTTGCCGCCTCTGTGCCGTACAAGGGCGAGTTCGACCTCTCGGACCCGCTGAACCCGCTGGGGGCGTACGGGCAGCGTGTGCGCCTGTTCATCGACCTCACGTCGGCATCGGGTGAGGTCGAGTCGGTGGCGTTGGGCTGGTCCCGGATCACCCCGTCGAACGCATCCAACGGCGTGATGGAGCTGCGGGCCCGCGACCTCACCCTCGAGCTGGAGCGTGCGCGGCTCGTCACACCGGTGCAGCTGACCGCCCCGGTGTCTGCGAACCCCGCCACCGAGCTGTTCAACCCGGCCACCGCGCTGGAGTACCTCGTGACCGGCATCCTCCCGGTGGCCGTGCTCGACACGCTGCCCGATCTCGCCGGCGCGCTGTACGTGCTCCGCGACCGCCGGCAGGGCGTCGTCGACATTCTCCAGGCGGTGTCCGCGACCGCGTCCGTGGACGTGTCCGGCGCGCTCGTCATCACCTCGGTGCCGGACCTGACCGACCCGGATCCGGTGCTGCGGTTCACCGACGGGTACGGCGCCGACCCGACCAGCGGTGACCGGGGCACGATCGTGGACCTGCGACCGGAGGTCAACGACTCCCGCGGGTTCAACGCCTGCATCGTGCAGGGCGTCACCGCCGAGGGCGCACCGGTCTACGGCGGCGCGTACGTCACCGAGGGGCCCATGGCCTGGCCGGTGCAGCCCGACGTCGTCTCGGCGTACGGCGCCAACCCCGGGTACTTCTTCTCCCCGCTGCTCCGCACCGTCGCCGGGTGCATCGCCGCAGCGAAGTCGATCCTGGCCGGTTGGATGCTCGGCGCGAACGGCACGTTCACCGTCGAGGCCGCACCGGATCCCCGGCTCGAGGTCAACGACGTGGTGGAGCTGTCGAAGGACCGGCAGACGTACCTCGGGCTCGTGCAGCAGGTCGCGCTCCCGCTCACGGCGACGTCGGGCCCCATGACCTTCTCGGGGGTGCTGCTGTGAAGCTCGCGGACCTCACACCCACAGACGACGGCGCGACCCTTGACGCCCTGCACGTCATCGCGGTCGCGTCGTCACCGGCCCGGTTCCTGGGGCAGATCGGGAACAACACGTTCACGGTGCGCCGCAGCGCGGACTTCGCTGACGTCGTGGTGGCCGACGACGTCCTGCAGATCACCCAGTCCGAGACGGGCGTCTACGAGGCGACCGCGATCCTCGGTCACCGTGCCGGGGCGTCGACGGAGTTCCAGACGTACGAGCTGCCGTGGGACTACCAACAGATCGGGTGGGACGGCGGCTCCGGCTCGACGTTCTACTCCGGGATCAGTGTGCTCCCCGCCGCGCTGGTCATCGGCTACCAGGACCGCCCCGAGCTCACGTACGGCCGTGTCGGTGGCATTGATCGGACGTCTGTCGCGTACTGGGGTCACTCGGGCCGTTGGGCATACCCCGGGCTCGGTGTTCAGCCCGCGCAGAAGCTGAGCATTCTCGTGACCGAGCCGAACCCCGTCCCGCTCGAGCTGACGCTGTTGGCCGCGCACTACCCCGACGAGGCTCACACGACCGTCGACGTGCCGCTGACGCCGTCGCTGGACTACTTCGGCCCGGACGTCCCGAACGTCATCGACCTGCCCGCTGAGTGGATCGACGCGTTCGCTGACGGGTCGGCCGGCTCGATCATGTTCGGCCCTTCGGGGACCGATCCCGGTCTCACCACTGTCCCGGCGGGTCCGTCCCGCTCCCTGAGTCTCCACACCTGAAAGCGAGTTGCGTCATGCCTGAAACCCCGAGAGGTCTCGAGTTCCCCGATTCGGCGGGCTCGACTGAGATCTGGACCCACCTGCAGAACCTCGCCGAGTCGGCCGACACCGCGATCGGTGAAGCCCAGGCCGCGGCTCTCGCTGCTGCGATCGCGGACGCCGCGGCGAAGTACGCGCTCGTCGCGCACATCGAGCGATTCGCCGACGACGGCTACTACGTCAACAGCATCCCCGGCACGTCGCCGACCCCGATCGTGCTCCCGGATCAGGGCACCGGGGACGACGGGATCAGCTCGCCGGGTGGCGCGTCGTTCGACATTCTGCACGACGGCCTCTACCTGATCACGATGACGATCACCTTCGAGGGCAACGCGAACGGCAACCGGTTCCTCACGCTCGAGCACAACGCCACAGAGATCGCGCGAGCACGTGTCGGCAACGCCGGCTCCGGCGGTGTGAGCGTGTCCATGTCGAAGGTCAGGCGGGCCGAGGCTGGCGACAGCTTCCAGCCGTTCGCGTCTCAGTCCTCGGGTGTCCCGCTCGACCTCATCGACGGCGAGTACACCCGCCTGGAAATCACGCGGATCGGCGCCTGACCCATGGACTCCCTGCAGCAGCTTCTCGGCCTGGCCGGCCTCATCGTCGGCCTGATCGGCGCGGTGGCGGCGATCGTCGTCTACCTCCGCACGTCCGTCGACAAGGGCACGATCGAGGCGCTCCGACGCAACGCCGACGCGCTCCGCGACCGCGTGCAGCTGCTGGAGGCATCCGACACCGCGAAGACAGCCCAGATCGACTCCCTGCGACGCGAAAACCAGATCCTCGCATCCGTGCCGTCATCGGCCGACGCGGTCAAGGCGCTCGGCGTGCAGCTCACGGCCCACCACGACGACACGATGCGAATCCTGGAGCGCCTGACATGAGCGATTTCGCGACCCACCCCGACGCCGACCTCGAACAGCGCATCGGCCGCGCCGAGCTCTGGAAGCGACGCCTGATCGTGTTCATCGCGGTCGCAGTCACATGCCTGTTCGGTGGCATGAGCTTCGTCATCGTTCAACAGTCCACGACCATCGACGCGATCCGCGCCACCCAGCAGGAAGGGTCACCGTCCCAGCAGCGGCTCGTGACCCTCACGAACCTGATCGCGGGATGCGTCACGCCCGGCCAGCCCTGCTACGAGAACAGCCGGAAGCAGACCGCCGGCGCGGTGGGCTCCATCAACGAAATCACCGCGATCACGGTCGCGTGCGGTGACCTGCCCGGCGAGCAGACCGTCGCCCAGATCCGTGCGTGCGTCACGCAGCAGCTCGAGCCCGAGAAGAAGTGAGGAACCGATCATGAGGCCAGTCGATAGCAAGTACCCCGTCACCCTGGGATACCGGCAGAAGATGTCATCCCGCCCGGACTACATTCACCGCGGGATCGACTTCGGCTGCCCCACCGGCACGTCCGTACGCGCGACTGTCGCCGGCACCGTCGTCCACGCCGGCCGAGGCGGCATGGGCGTCGCGTTCGGGATCCACGTCGTGCTCAAGTCCCAGGGCATCTACCACATCTACGCCCACCTGTCGGCCGAGTCGGTCTACACCGGGCAGCCCATCAAGATGGGCCAGATCCTCGGCAAGTCCGGCCAGACCGGCAACGCCACCGGCCCGCACCTGCATTACGGCGAGTTCACCGCCTACTCGTACACCGCCGACCGGAAGCCCGAGTTTCTCGACGACCAGGCCGCGGCACCCAAGCCCAAGCCGTCCGGGACGTGGTTCACGCTCTGCCTGTGGCCGCTCGCCGGGTTCGACAAGGATTACGGGCAGGCGCACTGGAACACCAACGAGCAGAAGATCGTCGACGAGATCAAGCGCATCGGCGCCGACGTCTACTGCCTCACCGAGGTCCCCGAGCCCCGCCGCGACGAGTTCGGCGCCAAGCTCACCAAGGCCGCGTACCACCTCGCGATCTCGAAGGACGGCCGCAGCATCGTGACCCGCAAGGGCATGAAGGTGGGTCGCACCAAGGTCGTGACGCTCGCCGAGGACGGGCCCGCGAACGACGACAAGCAGGTCGTGCTCGCCGAGGTCTGGCCGTCCAGCAGCCCGAACGCGGCGATCATCGCCGCCGGGCACCTCGAGTACCGGGACGGCGACAAGTACGACACGACCCGCGTCACCCAGGCCAAGCAAGAGATCGTCGCGGCGGAGGCATTCGCGAAGGTCTGCGACGTCCCGTCGGATCGCATCTTCTACGGCGACGACGACAACAGCGCCGCATGGGTGCTGGAGAAGGCGTACGAGCCGACCCGCGTCGACGCGTTCGACCAGGCGATCACGTCGTCCAGTCGGGCGTTCTCGTCGATCTGTGGGTGGTCCGGCAGCGCGCCGAAGGGCCCGCGTACGGATCACGTGAAGGTCCACCGTGACCGGCCGGTCGTGAAGGCCACGCAGTCGACCACGACGGCGAAGAAGAAGCTGAGCAACCACCTCCCGACGATCGTCGTCGTGGGGAAGAAGTAGGAGGCAGGGTCATGAGGAAGATGCTCGCGTACGTACGTTCCGCAGCTGCAGGCTACGAGCCGGCCGTGGTGTCGTCCGTCGTCGCTGCGGCGTTCGTCCTGGCTGCCGGTCTGGGCATCACGGTGGGTGACCTGCCCGAGAAGGTCAACGCGGTGCTGACGTTCCTCGCGTTCGTCGCACCGCTGGTCGCAGGCAGGGTCACCCGGGGCAAGGTCCGCACCGTGAAGTCCCTCCGTGAGCGCGGTGTGCTCCGATGAGCCTGCCCGCTGGGATCTCGCTGTGCACGGTCACCGTCGGCCGCGCGTTCAACTTCTTCGGCGAAGACGCCGAGATCTCCGTGAAGGTCACCCCGATCCTCGGCGGCAACGCGAAGCGCATCGTGTGGACCGCGACCGGTGAGCTGCTCGCGAACTTCGCCGGCACGTTCACCGGCACCGTCGGCGAGCAGGTCGAGTTCGAGGTGCCCCACGTCGACCAGCCCGGGTTCGTCGACGGCACCGGCGACGAGTTCACGCTGTGGTTCTACCGGGCCGAGATCTCCCTGCTCATCGGCCGGCAGACCGTGCAGTATCAGCAGGACTTCCAGGTGCTCGTCGGGCAGGACGCGGTCGACCTGGATCTCGTGCCTGACGCGTCGATCGGGGCGCCGGTGTCGGTCACGATCCCGCCGGTGCTGTCGGTCAACGGTCAGACCGGCATCGTCATGGTGGGTGAGGGCAGCCTGATCGGGTGGGCGGCGAACCCCGACTCGATCATCTTCGGCACCATCACCCGCAACGTCGACGGCGTCGTGACCACCGCGGACGTGGTGTGGCCTGACGGCACGCCCGGCACCTACACCGCCGATGACATCGACGGGCTGCTGACCAACGCCTACTCGATCACGTACGAGGGCGACGTCGACCTGACCGTCACCCAGCCGCTCATGACCCGCGACGGATCTGACCAGGTCGCGGTTCGTCCCCCGATGGAGGTGTCCTGATGGGTGTTCTCGATGCACCTACGTACTCGCGTCGGCAGGCCGACGCGCTGAGTCCCGGAATGGTTGGGTTCGCCGAGCAGCGCAACACCTCGAGCGTCGCCGGGTCGCCGTCGGCCGGGGTGAACCTGCCTGGCCTCTGCCTCGTCGTCCCACCGACAGACACGCCCGTCGAGCTGTTCTGGGGTGCGACGCCGATCATCGCCGTCGCCGGCGGCGGGTACGTCGCGCTCAACCTCTACGAAGTGGGCGTGAACGGTGCGCTCACGCTTCGGGGAACGTCGAACATCAGGCTCGAGACCGGCACACCAACGACGACAGCCGGTGAGCGGATCACCGGTGGTCCGACGAAGCTCATCCCGTCGACGACGCCACGGCTCATGGCCCTGAACCTCGGCCTGTCGCGTGACGCCGGCAGCTCGCTCGCGGCGTCGATCGTCAACTCGGACACCGACTATTGGCGTCCCTTCCTGGAAATGGTGCAGCGATGAAGACACGAGTGGACGCCACCGCGAAGACGGGCCGCATCCGCGTCGGTGAGGTCGACTACCTCAACATGCCGGCTGAGCCGTACGACGGCTATCCGGTGGTCCTGCTCCACGGCGCCGGCAGCACCGCCCGCGACGCGTTCGCCTCCGCGTCGTTCTACGCCCACGCCACGCTGCCCGGGATCCTCTACCACCACAACATTCCCTCGATCTCCGGGTGGATGGGCGGCGACAACATGGGCAACGACCTCGGGATGACCTGCGTCGAGTCCGCGCGCACCGTGCTCGACGCCTTCCCCGGCGTCGACGCGTCCCGCGTGCACCTCGTCGGCGTCTCGATGGGCAACGAGCTCGCCATGCGATACGCCAGCCTCAACCCGACCAAGGTCGCGTCGATCATGAGCGTCATGCCCCTGTCGGACATCAACGCCGTCTACCAGGCGAACCGGGCCGGGTTCCGCGCGACCATCGCCGCAGCCTGGGGAGTGACCTACCCGGCCGCGCTCCCGTCACAGTCCGACCTCGTGAACACCCACGCGCCTGTCCTCGTCGCGAACGGCACCCCGGTGCGGCTGCTCTACTCGACGGCCGACACGACCGTGCTCCCGGCCGAGGTCACGACGCTGGCGGCGGCGCTCGGCATCGCCCCGGAGATCGTCGACGCGGTCAACAACCACGACGAGCTCACGATGCAGTCGGCGATGAACATCGCGGAGAACCCGACCCACCCCGGTGGCCCGTTCTGGGGTCACTACGTCCACTACCTTAACCAGCACAACCCGTGAGGACACGACCATGACGAAGCTCTGTGGCATCACCGACGACGGCCAGCCTGACCGCCCCGAGGACGACCTGCAGCTCGTGTGCGTGCGGGAGCCGCACGACGAGGATCTCGAGGACAATGTGCACTGGAACGACAACGGCACGATCTGGACGTCCGACGCGGGCGGCGAGCCGATCCGTACGTCTGACGGCAGCACGGACCCGGTGCACCTGACCGAGCCGGCGCCCGGTCCCTAGACCTTCCGACGGCGCAGGTGGCCGTACGGGTCGATCGTGACGGCGTACCGCTTCTCGCCACCGGTCAGGCTGACAATGATCCAGACGAGCCCCCACGCGAAGCACGTGAAGAGTGTCAGGATCGCGTGGAGCGTGTGGTTGACCTTTTGCCCGTAGACCACGACCGCGGCGTGCGGGGTGTGGGACTCGACCCGCCCACCGGCGGCAGCCTCGGACCCGATCGCTTGGGACAGGATCTGGGCCCGTCGCTCGTCGTCGAGTACGACCGGAGGTTGGGGGTGCTCACTCATGCGGGACACCCTAACCCCCGGGCGGGGTCTACGCAGCCACAATCAGGCGCTGCGTTTCCAGCGGCCCGGTGGCATCCGGCAGCAGCAACAGCCCAGCACGGCGCTGTGTGTCGTCCACGTGGAGATACCTCTGCGTCGTCGCCAACGAGGCGTGCCGCATCAGCTCCATCACGATCCGACAGTCAACGCCGGCGCGAAGCAGCTCGGTCGCGTACCAGTGCCGCAACGAGTGAGCCGAACCTGGGATGCCCGCCCGACGCATCACGTTCCCGATGATCGTCGACACCGACCGGCCGAGCACGTGCCCGCCGGTCTCGCCGGCCTTGTTCGCCTTCCACTGCGGGAACCACCACCCCGACCCGTACCGTGACGCCTCCGCCTCGATCAGCGGGTGCAGAGGCAGCACGGCGTCGACGCCGCCCTTGCCGATCACCCGAAGTTCACGCGCCACCGGGTCGATATCGGCGCCCCGCACCTTCGCGACCTCCGACACCCGCAGCCCCTGATACGCGGCGAGCAGACACATCGTCCTCGTCCTGGCGTGCATGCGGGTGTTCAGCAGGCGCACGACGTGTGTCGTCGCGATCGTCCTCGGCGCGCGTCGCTTCGCCTTCGGGATCGACAGCCGCCGCATTGGGTTGTCGTCACGGATCCCGACGAGCTCCAACCACCGGAACCACGACTGCAGATTCACGTGATACGTCTGCCTTGTCGACGCCTGGAACGACCCCGACAGGAACCCGAGGACGTCGTCGACGTCGAGCTGCTCCGCCGGCCGATCCGACAGTCGGGCGACCCTGAGCACGAGGTCGATACGGTCGTCGATCGTCCGGTCGGCCCACGACTGGGCACGCATCCATGTACGCCAAGACGCGACGAGAGGGACGGCGTTGCCGTCTGAATCCCCCCGGATTGCTCCCATAGTTAACCAACGGGTAACAGGGAGCGACGTTACGGTGCCGGTCACGCCGCCACTGCGATTGCAGGGGAAAGTCGGGGAAGTTCCAGAACGCGTCCTTCGCCTTTGTAATCTCTAGGTCGCAGGTTCGAATCCTGCCGGGCGCGCTCACCACCATCGGTGGGGCTCGTGGGCTCGTCGAGCCAGCCGAGGAACCACTGGCGCGGGACGCCGGTGGTCTGCTCGAGCTTCACGGCGACGTCGACGAGGCTGCCGGGTTCGTTCTTGCCCGACTCCCAGGCGGCGTATGCCTTCTCTCCGACGTCGAGCTGGTCGGCGAATGCGGCCTGGGTGAGTCCTTGGTCCCTGCGGACCTTGCGTACGCGCTCA